TAGAGTACAGGCAAGCACTGCGTGACGTACCACAGCAAGCTGGTTTCCCTAAGACACACACATGGCCTAATAGACCCTAACCATAGGATAACTCATGACCCCTGAAGACATTCGAATTAGAGCGGAGCAAGACTTAACGTTCTTTATACAACTTGTAGCTCCTACTCAAGTTCTAGGCAACTGCCACAAGGATGTCTTGTCTTGGTGGACACGAGAGAACTCTAAAGACTTCCAACTGCTACTGTTCCCACGAGATCACGGTAAGTCCCGTCTTGTGGCATACAGAGCAGCTTGGGAGCTTACTAAAGACCCTACTCTCCGTATCCTATATATTTCAGCCACAGCTAACCTAGCAGAGAAACAGCTTACCTTTATTAAGGGTATCCTAGACTCTCCTATCTTTCGTCGCTACTGGCCTGACCACATCAATGCTGAAGAAGGAAAGCGGTCCAAGTGGACTAACTCTGAGATTGCGCTGGATCATCCATTGCGTAAGAAAGAGAACGTCCGTGACCCTTCTATCTTCACTGGTGGTCTTACTACATCCTTAACTGGACTACACTGTGACATTGCTATCCTAGATGACGTTGTGGTAGCAGAGAATGCTCTCACAGCCGAAGGTCGTTCTAAGGTTGCCTCTCAGTACTCCCTGTTAGCCTCTATCGAGGGCGCTGACGCTAAGGAGTGGGTAGTTGGTACACGTTACCACGCTAAAGACCTTTATGACAACCTAATGAGCATGAAAGAAGATGTTTATGATGAGGATGGCAATCAGGTTAGCGAAGAGAACATCTACGAGATATTTGAGCGTCCAGTAGAGGACAGTGGTGATGGCACAGGCCAATTCTTGTGGCCACGTCAACAACGTAAAGATGGTAAGTGGTTTGGCTTTGATATAGCTACACTTGCTAAGAAGCGTGGTAAGTACCTAGACCGTGGACAGTTCCGCGCTCAGTACTACAACGACCCTAATGACCCTGACAACGTACCAATCGGCACTGACAAGTTTCAGTACTTTGAATCCAAGCTACTTAAACAGGATGGTGGTCGTTGGTCGTACAAGGGTAAGCGATTGAACATCTTCGCTGCTATCGACTTCGCTTTCAGTACTAAAGCACGAGCCGACTATACTGCCTTGGTAGTCATAGGTATCGACTCCGACAACATGGTATATGTACTAGAGATTGATAGATTCAAGACTACTAAGATTTCTGATTACTTTGACCACATCTTTGCTGCCCAGAATAAGTGGGAGTTCAGGAAGATGAGGGCCGAGGTCTCAGTAGCTCAGGTAGCTATTGTTAGACAGCTTAAGGATATGATTCGTGAGAATGGTATTTCGTTGTCCATTGAAGAGTTCCGACCAAACAAACATCATGGTAATAAGGAAGAGCGCATTGCAGCTATCCTAGAGCCACGTTACGAGAACCTACAGATGCTACACTATCGTGGTGGTAACATCCAATACCTAGAGGAAGAACTACAGTCTAGGTTCCCACCTCACGATGACGTTAAGGATGCACTGGCTACCGTAGTTGATATGGCAGTCAAACCCACAGCATCAAGTTCAATCAATAGACAGAATACTATATCTTGGTCCGCATCGCGGTTTCGAGCAGGAGGCAAATAAATGAGTGAAGTACTTACCATAGAGCATATGCTTGACCCAGACCACATTGCTGTTGAGATTGCAGATAAGTGGGTTGAGTGGAACATGTATCGCGAGTCTTGGAAGACACAAACCAAGGAACTTCGTGACTACTTGTATGCTACAGATACAACTACGACAGGTAACTCTATCCTTCCGTGGTCCAACACAACAACTACACCTAAGCTAACACAGATTGCTGACAACCTACACGCTAACTACTTTGCTACGTTGTTTCCTCAGCAGAAGTGGATGCGTTGGGATTCTGCATCTCGTGATTCGTCATCTGTAGAAAAGATTCGTACCATTGAGTTCTATATGGTCAACAAGGTTAAGCATAGTAACTTCGTAAGCACTGTGTCTGATCTTCTTGTCGATTGGATTCACACAGGTAACTGTTTCGCTATGGTTGACTGGGAGATGAGCTACTCGAACAAGGAAGACGGCAGTACTACAGCAAAGTACATTGGGCCTAAGATGCACCGCATCAGTCCATATGACATTGTGTTTAACCCTGCTGCTGCCAGCTTCGAGAACACTCCTAAGATCATTCGTAGTATCAAGTCTCTTGGTGAACTTAAACGTGCTATCGACTCAGACCCTACTAACAAAGCAATGGCTGCTGCATTCAACAAGATGATGCAAGCTCGTTCCTCTGTAGCGTCTTCTGACTTCTCTGCTGATAAGTCTCAGGGTTTTATAGCTGATGGTTTCAACTCAATCCAACAGTATTACGAAAGTGACTACGTTGAAATCCTAACCTTCTATGGTGACATCTTTGACCACGAGTCAGGTGAGCTTATGAAGGACCGCGTTATTACTATCATGGATCGTGCACATCTACTAAGCAACGAAGAGAATCCTTCGTGGTCTGGTGTTGCACCTATCTTCCACGCTGGTTGGCGTACTCGTCCTGACAACCTTTATGCTATGGGTCCACTAGATAACCTTGTTGGTATGCAATACCGCATCGACCACCTAGAAAACCTTAAGGCTGACGTGTTCGATCAGATCGCTTACCCAATCATGAAGATTCGTGGTGACGTTGAAGACTTTGACTTCGAACCTGCTGCACGTATTTATCTTGGTGAAGAAGGTGATGTAGATTATCTACGACCAGATGCTACTGCACTACAAGCAGACATGCAAATCCAGATGATTGAGCAGAAGATGGAAGAGATGGCTGGCGCACCTAAGCAAGCTATGGGTATCCGTACTGCTGGTGAGAAGACAGCATTTGAGGTTCAGTCGTTGCAGAACGCATCCTCACGCATCTTCGAACACAAAGCTGCACACTTCGAACGTATGTTCCTAGAGCCAGTACTCAACACTATGCTTGAGGTTGGTCGTAGGAACTTGCAAGTACTCGAAGACATCAAGGTTACTGATGAGTCCACTGGAGAAGAGTTCTTCACAACAATCCAAAAGTCGGATATTGTTGGTAGTGGTCGTATCTCTCCTATTGGTGCACGTCACTTTGCTGAACGTGCTCGTCGTGTACAAAGCATCACACAACTTGCTCAGATCAAGGCACAAGACCCAACCATTGCCCCACATATGTCGGGTAAGGAGATGGCTCGTATCTTGGCAGAGGAGCTTGGTGAAGCTAAACTGTTCGGTGAGAACATTAGCATTGCAGAACAACTTGAGACTCAGCAAGCATCGCAAGACGCTGAAGCAGATAACATGGAGAGTCTGGAGATAGCTGCGGAGCAAGGACGCTAATGCACACACACTGGATCAAAGGTTTAACTGGGGAAAAGAAAGAGCAACGGAAGGCTGAAGTTTTGGCCTACCGTAACGCCTTTGATGACCTCAGAGAAATTCTCGAAAAGCACTACCGTAAAAAGGATTGCATTCGGGACTACGATGTTCCCAACTGGGAGCTAAGACAAATCGCCGCGAATGAGTATAATGCTGTTCTCGACGACATCCTGAAAACCATTAACCTAACCGAAGGTAAATAAATGTCTATTTTTGAAGATAAGCCAACAGAAGCTCCAACCGAGGAGGCTGTGGCTACCGAGGCTACCACACAAGAAACCCCACCACAGGAATCTTTTGTAAGTAAGCTCGTAGAGACACGCGGTGAGAAGTGGGGAGACCCAGAAGTCATTGCTAAGGGTAAGCTGGAGGCTGATGCCTACGTCAAAACCCTTGAGGAACAACTCGCACAAATGCGGGAAGACCTTGGTAAGCAAGACTATGCGTCACAACTTCTAACCCAACTACAGCAAAAGGCACCGAATCCCACTGTCGGCAACACTGTAGAGTCCAATAATAATAATGAAAGTGGAACATACGCAGATGATAATACCAATCAGTCTGTGGATGACGAAACACTAAAGAGCCTTGTTGAGAAGACCCTGACGGAACGCGAAGCTAAAGCTACCGTAGATCAAAACCTTTCTGTTGTGGTAACACAGCTAGAGGAACTCTACGGCACAGAGGCCAATGCTACTGTCCAGAAGAAAGCACAAGAACTTGGAATGACACTTGAGCGGATTGAAGACCTCGCTAAAGAGTCCCCATCAGCTTTCTTTGCATTACTTGGTGAGAACAAAGTTCCTGCTAAGTCTTTGGCCCACACTAGTATCCGTACTGAGGGGGTTAACTACCAGAACACGGGCCAACGTGATTGGGCATACTACAGCCAACTACGCCGTGAAAACAAGAACGCGTACTACACACCCAAGGTTCAACAGCAACTGCTGGAAGATAAACAACGCCTTGGTTCTAAGTTTGGTGCGTAAAATCAACATATCTTTAGGAGACAATTAAAATGTCTATGAATACTTCAAACATGAGCTTGCTAACTCGCTCAGAAATCTGGTCAACAGAACTAAAAGACATCCTTCGCGACGAGATGATGGCCCAGCGCTACGTCAAAATGCTTGATGGCTTCCCTGATGGCGACCAGTTCACTATCCCTTCAATCGGCCAAGCACAGGTTGACAACTACGCTGAAGACACTGCTGTTGAGTACCGTCCGATGGACACTGGTGAGTTCACATTCACCATCGACAAGTACCTATCTTCTGCTTCATACATGACGAAGAAAGCAATGCAAGACGCATTCTACTCTTCTGAAATGATGAGCCGTTTTGTACCTGAGCAAGAGCGTGCGATTATGGCACACTTCGAAGCTACTACTTTGGCTACTCCAGAGGCTGGCGTTACTGCCAACTCTAACGAAGCTATCGATGGTGTTGAGCACCGTTGGGCTGCTGGTGGTACTGGCGCGGTTATCAACGTTGATGACTTTGCACGTGCACGTTTCGCTCTTAAGAAAGCTAACGTTCCTGATCGTAACCTTATCGCTATTGTTGATCCTTCAGTTGAGTTCACATTGAACACATTGTCTACTTTGACATCTGTTGCGAACAACCCTAAGTGGGAAGGTATCGTATCTTCTGGTATCGCTACTGGTATGAACTTCATCGCCAACATCTATGGTTTTGACGTATATACTTCTAACTACCTGAAGGACGTTACTGATGGCGCTCTGAACACTGCTGCTGATGTTGCTGCCAACTTTAGCTCTGTTAATGGTAAAGCCAACTTGTTCTTCTCTGCTGATCAAGCTGCTACACCTTTCGTTGGTGCATGGCGTCAGACTCCTGATGTTGACACTGAGTATAACAAAGACTTCCAACGTCAAGAATTCGTGACTACTGCTCGTTATGGTGTAAAACTGTACCGTCCAGAGAACATGGTTCGTGTTATCTCTAAAACTAACGTTTAACTTAAAAGAATAGGAGACTTAATATGTCTTGGACTAACTCTGACGGTCTTACCGTCCTTATGCACGAAGAGCAAGGTGTTGCTAAAGACGGTGGTATCACTACTGTAAGCCCGATCAAGCACATCAAATTGAAGCTTGACCTTACTACTGACAAAACTGTAGCAGCTAATGATGTTGCAATCCCAGCGGGTTCTTACATCACTGACGCACGTCTTGTTGTTACCACTGCTGCTGCTGGTGGTACATCCATCAACTTCGGCCTTGCTAACGCTGCTGGTACAGCTATCGACGCTGACGGTATTGACGCTGCTGTAGCTACTGCTGCACTTGCTGCTAACCTTGCTGTTGTTTGCAACGGCGCTTTGGTTGGTGTTGCTGCTGGTGTTGGCGCTGCTGACGCTTATGTCACTACTGCTAACACAGGTACTTTCACTGCTGGTGAAGCTGTACTAGTTATCTCGTACATCGAAGTTTAAACTATTGGGCGTCCCTTCGGGGGCGCTCTTCCCACAACTAAATGGAGGCCAATATGGCAAACGTAAATCATAGTGTACTAACTGACCCATATCTCCACGAGCCTAAAGGTGCTGCTACAGCAGTTGCTGGGGCCGAGTATGTGGCTGATGGAGCAGGTTCAGGCAGTTGGATTCGTATCCAAGGCTGGTCACAACACGCTGATACAGACACTACAGTAGGCACACCTTCACAGAACATTGCTACAGGTGCACGGACTAAGTGGACCAACGATGGCGGCTCAACCCTAATCCAAAAACTCCCATCTGATATTGGCGCTTCAGGTCATATGTGGGATACAACTAACCATAAAATTACCCCTATCGCAGCATTTGATACCTACAGCATCCGCATTGGTTTCAAAGCTGAGAACTACGCTGGCACAGGCCCAGACATTAAAGTTGAACTAGATATTGGTGGTGGACTAGGTGTTATTGTTGCAACTACTGTGCCCCTACTAAGAAGTGGTGCACAACAATCCTGTCTCGTAACATTCCCCGTATTCGCAGGTTCAACCTTCATCACAAATGGTGGCACCATCTACTTGACCTACACAGGTACAGGTACTTGTGACATCTTTGCTAGTGACATTTTAATCATCCGTGAATCTAAGAACTATGTATAAGGAGTAGTCCAAATGGCTATCAAGAAGACGCTCCTAGAGATCGTCCAGAACATCCTCTCTGACTTAGACTCAGAGGATGTAAACTCAATCTCAGACTCAGTAGAAGCAGCACAGATTGCTAATGTCGTAGAGAATACGTTCTACAACATCGTTTCTACCCGTGAAATCCCAGAGCACCACAGCCTAATTAAGCTGGATGCTCTCTCAGACACTAACTTCCCAACACACTTCAGCTACCCTGACAATGTTAAGGGTGTTTCTGGTTTGTGGTATGACGTAAGTTCTGATAGCTCTTTTGAGTACCGTGAGATCACTTACGTTGACCCCCGTGACTTCTTGAGCCGCCTTGGCTCCCCTTCCACCAACTACACACTTGTAAGTGATAAGGTTGCTGGTACTAAGATGCGTATTGGCAACAACAAGATGCCTAACTTCTACACATCCTTTGATGACCAATACATAGTAATGGACTCACATGACGTTAGTATCGACACAACACTTATAGCATCTAAGACTCGTGTTATGGGTTACACAATCCCAGTCTTCAGTATCTCTGACGCATATGTGCCAGACCTTGACGCTGAGATGTTCCAGTACTTAGTGAATGAATCTAAGTCTGTTTGCTTCTCTTTATTCAAAGGTGGCCCAGACCCTAAGATCGACCAAGCTGCTCGTCGTCAGAAGTCTTACGTGCAAAACGACATGCACAAGACCACACAGAGTAACAAAAGGAATCTTTATGGTAAACGTTGAGTTTGATGTAGACTACGCAAAGAAGCGTTCTTATGCTAAGTGTCCTGAGAAGTCTATGGCTGTGCTTACAGTAAGCCCTGCTGCTGGTGGTTTCATCTTCTATAAGATTACTGCTGATGTTGGTGGCGTAGCTAATGAGCTTGCTGGTAACTTTACTGGAATTGATGTTGCTAACAAAGCGATCCAACAGTATTATAATAATTGCCGACAGACAGTCGCTTCTAGTGATGCTGAGGTGAAGAAACGGTTAGCTAAAGGAAGGGCTAAAGCCAATGCCACAACAACTAACTCAAAAGCCAGTGACGACCTTCATAAAGGGTCTAGTAACTGAAGCTGGTGAACTTACGTTTCCACCTGACGCATCCGTAGACGAATCCAACTGTGACCTTCGACGTGATGGTTCACGTAGGCGTCGTAAGGGCGCTGACAGAGAGACTAATTCTGTCCTATCAACCTTCACCATCAGTGACACAGATATTGTGCACACTGGTCTGTGGAGCAACGTAGGTGGTCAGTCAGGTCTTGAGTACCTTGTGGTACAGAAGGGTCCAACCCTATACTTCTACAACAAAGCTACAGCCCCATATTCTGATGCACTACTAACTCACACTGTTGCCCTTGGTACATATCAAGCGACTGGCTCTGGCTTATCTGTTACAGACACTAAGTGTCAATTTGCATCCATTGAGGGTGCACTTGTTGTAGCTTCATCTGCTATGGATACGATCTATGTAACTCGTGATAACGCCCTTGGAACTATTGCAGTCACTACAATCTCCTTCCGTACACGGGACTTTGACTGGCAAGGTGACATCTCTGAGTATGACACTGGTGATGCAACACCAACAGTAGGACGAGAGTACGACACACAGAATGCTGGTTGGGTAGACACAAAGGGTGCTGCTGCACTTGTCACCTACAAGGCCGCTAACGCAACTGAGCACCCACCACTGAACCTCCCTTGGTACTCTGGTAAGACTGCTGCTGGTGCATTTGATGCTGCTGAGTGGGCTGAGGTCTTTGCTGGTAGTACACTTATTGGTAACGGCCACTACATCCTAGACTTCTTTAACAAGGACCGTGCTACACCTTCTGGACTAGTTATTGCTACAGAAACAGAAGACTCACGTTTCAACTCAGTACAAGCCTTTGGTGGTCGCGTATTCTACTCTGGCCTACAGAGTTCTGAGAATGCTAGCACTATAATGTTCAGTAGGCTTATAGAGGGCCTCACAGACCTTGGTGAGTGCCTACAGCGTAACGACCCTACCTCAGAGGTACTAAGCGACCTCCTAGACACTGATGGAGGCGTTATTAAGATTGCTGAGGCTGTTGGGATCAAGAAGCTATATGCTATTGGTTCAATGCTTATCGTATTCGCTGAGAATGGCGTTTGGTCTATTAGTGGTGTTGATGGTGTTTTCCGTGCGTCTGAATACTCTGTGCGTAGAATCTCTGATGTTGGTATAGCTTCCCCAGATTCGTTCATTGATGCTGATGGGGCACCTATCTGGTGGTCTAACTACGGCATTCACACAATGACCTTTGACCCCTCTACTGGTAATGCTAAAGAGCAAAACCTTAGCCTACCAACAATCCAAACCTTCTGGGACAACATCCCTACAGACTCTAAGCTGAAGGTACACTCTGTATTCGATAAGATCAACAAACGTGCATATTGGTCTTGGCCTAGTACTGGTGAGACAGTCGAGGCAAAGATAAATGAAGTCCTAGTCTTAGATATTGCAATCCAAGCGTTCTATCCTTGGACTATCTCTGATGAGACCTCTAATACAGATTGTGTTGTTGGCCTAGCCTTCTACACAGGTATTGGTGCTACTGAATCTGTGCTCAATATTGTTACATCCGTTGGCGACGAAGTTATTACTTCTGCTGGCGATGATGTTATCTCAACCCAACTAAGTAACCTTAGTACTGGTACGTCCTCACCTTCGATTGTACTTTTGATCCGTGATGGTGCCACAAACAAGATGACTATGGGTGGCCTCGTAAACAACAGCTTCCTAGACTGGGGTAGCGCAGACTACAGTTCTTATGCTGAAGCTGGCTACGAGTTTATGGGAGACATGGTGTTGAAGAAGACTGCTCCTTACCTAACTACATACATGCGTGTGACTGAGACTGGCTGGACTGGCTCTGAAGTAGCTGGCTACAGCCCTATCAATGAATCATCTTGCAAGGTGTCAGCCTACTGGGACTTTAAGAGCACACCATCAAGTACTGCTCAGGAAGCATACAGACTTAAGTATATGCCAATCCCTGATGAGAGTGACTTAGGAACCTTTAACTACCCAGAGGATGTAGTCACCACACGCCTCAAGTTACGTGGTCGTGGTAGGTCTGTTCGTCTTAAGTTCGAGAGTACTACAGGCAAGGACTTTACGCTTCTTGGCTACTCTCTAATTGGTGGCACTAATGGCCGCTTCTAAGACCACAAACCAACACAAAAGGAAGTTATTAATGTTATCAACCGACAATGTAAAACTAGCTATAGAGAACCTCAGTCAAGTAAAGGGAGACATACTTCCACTACTAGACAAACATTGGGAGGAAGTGGCTATCAATAAAGACACTATTGCAATGAACCCATGTTGGGATACCTATGCTATCTTAGAGTCGGCTGGTAAACTTGGTATCTTCACAGCTAGGTTGGATGGTGAACTTATTGGGTATTTCGTCATTATTGCCTCAGAGAGTCCCCACTATAAAGGGCACATCTTTGGGGTGAATGATGTTATATACCTAAAACCAGAATACAGGGGTACATATTTGGGGTCAAACCTCATCACCTTCGTAGAGAATGCTATTGAGGAAGTCGGGGTATCTGTGTTAGTTATAAACACTAAGGTACATGTACCTTTTGATAAGACCTTAAGTAGATTAGGGTTTTCCCATATAGAAAATGTTTACTCAAAGAGACTAGGAAAATAAAATGGCAATTATAGCAGCAATCGTAGGAGCAGCTGGCACAGTATCATCAATGAGCGCACAGAAGAAGTCTGCTGCTGCACAGCGCCAGCAACAAAAACTACAAGTTCGTCAACAGCGTCGTCAGGCTATCCGCCAACAGCAACTACAACGAGCACAAGCAATGGTGTCTGCACAGGGTGCTGGTGCTGCTGGTGGCTCTGCTGTCGCTGGTGGTACGTCTTCCCTTAGTTCCCAACTAGGTGGTCAGCTAGGTCAGTCCTCGCAGATGTCAGGTATCTCTGACCAGATCACTAAATTCAACAACCAAGCTGCACGAGGCCAAGCAATCGCTGGTATTGGTTCTAATGCATTCAACGCATTTGATGGTATGGATACGATCAAAGCAGCATTTAAATAAGGATCACAAGTATGGCTATCGCTCCAAATGACGAACAACCTAAAACATATAAAGTACTTGATTCCCCTGAAGAGGGACAGCCAAACAGAACTACAAATGGTCAACCAGAAACTTACAGAATCTTTGACACTATGGAGCAACCTCCAGTAGTTGACCCAGTAGAGCAAGAGCGTGATACACAGTTCCACAGCGTCCTTATTGGTCAGCCTGTGGAAGCTATCCGTCCTGCTATCCAGTCTGGTGCTAACGTCCAGTACGATGCTAACGCTAAAGCTACTACAGAAACTAACAGAACAAACCTAGTAAACAACTTCGTGCAAGATCGTGCACCTAGTGAAGAGCTTAAGTTGCTTCAGAATGAACTACAGGCTATGGATAACGTAGGACGCTTTGCTTCCCCTGCGCTAGTAGCTATGCTTACGTCCCCTAACGAGGGCCAACGTGATTATGCTGTACAACGTATCCAACGAGTTGTTGGTGCACAGAAGATGATCCAAGAGCGCCTAGGTTCTGCCTCTGAGGGCAATGTTGTTGGTGACTTCTTAGACTTCGTTGGTACATCCCCAATCAATGCTTTCATGGTAAAGCGTCAGGTCGAGTTAGCTGATAAAGCTACAGCCCTCATGCGCACTGCTATCTCTGAGGAAGAGTTTGAAGTACAGTTTGGTAGCATCTTAGACGAGATGTCAGACCAAGGTTTCTTCACTGATGAGAACCGCTTCTACATGGCAGACTTTGCTGAGTTGTTTGGTGCGGGTACAGAATCTGAACTCGCTCAGACACAAAGAGCTTGGGCACTATTCGATACAGCCTCAACCTTTATTGGTGTACCTGTTATCTCTGGTGGCACTAAGGTCGTCAAGGGTACTGCAAAAGGTGCTGTAGCACTCACTAAAGGCTCTGCTGACGTTCTTCGTGGTACAACATCCCTTACAGGTGCTATGAGAACTGGTTTTGGCACTGCTATGTCAGCACTAGGTTCTCCTGCACGTATGATCGGCGACCGCACTAACAACCCAGCTTTGGTTAAGAAGTCGTTGGATGAGGTTCGTTTGAATGATGACCCAAGTTTAGCTACTGGGTTGCACAACTCTACCTCACCTTCAATTATGACTTCAGACACTATTCGTCCTGAGCGTTGGGCACACACATCTAGTGCTGCTACCCGTGCCTTTGAGGATGAGAGCAAACTTATGGCAGAAACAAAGGCCATTATGGCTCGTGCTGGGTCTTCTATAGATGACTCACGTATGGCTGCTCTTGAGGTTAAACTCTCCGCAGACGCTAAAGCTGCTGCCGAGGCTACTGGCAACAGACGTTACCTTGACTCACACATCTTCCGTGATGACCTAGATAACGTAGTGTTCGCTGAAGTGCATGGTACTAACAAAGGTGCATCCTTCGTTGGAGCCAATGGACTGACTGCTGCTAAGAACCTAGCTGACAATATCGGTGGTGAAGTAGTAGAATGGCAGAACAAAGGCCACTACGTTGTAGTACAAGCACAGAACGTGCCCTCAGAGGCCGTAGGAGCCACTCTACGTGACTTCGGTGTGTTCTCCGCTACCCCAACCTCCCAACTAGCTGACGGCTTCGTAGCGCGTTACCTAGGCTCTCCTGCAACACAGACATCAGATGCTAACCGTGCAGCCTTACTTACAGGTGAATCAGTATCTGAGGTTTGGAACAAGACTGCCTCTGCACGTATTAAAGAGGTCACTAAGCTGAACTCACGTGCTGAAGTAAATGAAGTTGATGGTATGTTTGAGATGCTGCGTGATGGTAAGCTCGCTAACCAACGTGAATCCTACACACTACAAGGCTTCCGCAATGAGTTTAAAGCTAAGTATAGCAAGGATGCCACAGACGCTCAGGTAGCTCTTTATGCACGTGTGCAAGAGGCTCGTGACGTTGAAGCATTCATCCAAGCTGACGTGTTCTTTAAGAAGCAGGTTACTGATGGTGTAGTAGTAATGGACAACCAGTATCGTGTAGTACCCCTACGCTCTGCTGATGTCCCTGCTACCGCCAAAGTGTATGATAGTAAGTCTGGTAAGATGTTGTCTCGTGATGAGCTACCACCAGAACAAACTGTCTTCAGAAACTACGACCCTGACCAAGACATCTTTGGTACACAGACAATGTATATCACTGGTGACGACATCCCAACACGTAAGCTATACCACTCCGACATTCTTGCTAGGAACTCTGGTGGCACACGTTTGTATAAGAACGGTGAGATCAACTTCTGGGTTAAGCAGAACCGTACTAAGGTTATGGCCGATGGCTCTGTCCACAAGGTCTCTCCACTGACTGCAATGGGTGTCCGCACTGTTGATGAAGCTCAGGCTGCTATCTCACAACTGAATAAGATCATTGATGACCTTGGTGTTCGTCTAGGTTCTAAATTCGACAACACAGCAGTAGCAACCCTTCGTGGCAATGCTAAGGCTGACGCTGTAGTAGCTGCTCACTCTGCTTGGAACCCTAGTGTTCACAACGTAGACCAACTACTCAAGTGGGCTGATGAGTCTGGTGTGAACCTTGCGGAGAAGTTTGACTTCGTTCGTCATGGTGAAGACATTATTGACGCTGATGTAGCTGGTGGTTTTGGTGGTATGACACTTGACCGCGCTATGGACATGCGGGCACTTAACCCACAGTCTCGTAGGAACTCTGTTCTTATGGGCTATGGTGGCAAGCAGAACCGCGTACTGTCGCCTCTTGAGGCTATGCAGAAGTCTAGCACTGAGATGATTGCTAACCAGAGCTTCAGAGCTTATGCTGCACGTTCAATCAATGGCTTGCTCAAGTCTGCTATCCGCAACAACGTACTTGAGAATGCTGCTGAACTACAGGGCCTGACACTACGTCAGAAACTTGCTAAGGCTAAGATTCGTGACATTAAGGGCGAAGGTTCTAAACTTGCTCTTGAGCAGCAGAAGATTCTAGCTCGTCTTGATCGTGGTGGCCTTGGAGATGCTCAGTGGAACTCATTCATGGGTGGCATTGGTGACTATCTATATGGCAAGGGCTTCCAGAAGTCTGCTAACTGGGCTGCTGACATGGCATCTACCAACCCCCTAACTGCTCTTCGTGGCTTCACGTTTGACGCTAAGTTGGGCATGTTCAACCCTGCACAGCTTTATGTTCAGGCTTCACAGGCTATTAACATTGTAGCTGTTGGTGGTGTTAAAGGTATCCAAGGTTCTGTACTATACGGACCTGTTCGCTTTGCTCTATATAATGGCGACCCTGCTGTTATTAAGAAGCTAGGGGAGACTGTTGGTCGTGCTGGTGGTATCACTGGTGATCAGTTTGTTGATATGGTTGGTATGTTCAAAGACTACGGACGTTCAACTATTGGTGTATCTCTAGCTGAGTTTGGCTCAGACGCTGCTACAGCATCAAGCATTCTTGGTAAGGGTGTTGGTAAGGTTCGTGAGAAAGGTCGTGTATTCTTTAACGAGGGGGAGCTAGTTGCTCGTACTTCTGCTTGGAATACAGCTTACCTTGAATATGTCTCTCAGTTCCCAACACGTGTCCCACGCTCACAACATGGCGTAAAGTGGATCATGAACCGTCAGGATACTTTAACCCAATCTATGTCTGGTGTAAGTCGTATCGGATTCGATAAGCTACCATTCGCTCAGTTCCTGTCCTACTCCTTCCGTATCAACGAAGCTCTCTTCGCTGGCACTATGGGTGGCAAGAGCGTCCTGACTACACCTGAGAAGCTAAGACTTGCTGCCACACACACTGTCGTCTTTGGCGCTAGTGGTTGGGGTGTTGCTAACACAGCTATGGAATACTACAACTACCGCTTTGGTAATGATCTTTCTGAAGAGAACTATACGCTGATTAAACGTGGCACTATGGATTATCTTTTGTCTGAAATGTCTGGTGTCGATACAAACCTGTCCTCACGTTTGGGGTCTGGTGACAACATCTTCATGATGATGAAGGACATGGCTGAGAACAACATCTGGCAGACAGCATCTGGACCTAGTGGTGAAGTTGGCTGGGAGGCGTTTACTGTACTCCTTGGTGGTGCTAAGAGCATGGCTAAAGGCGTTACTACTGGTGACTTTGATGACCTTGGTGAAAGCCTTGGACGCTTTGGTCGTACCTTCTCTACTGGCAACCAAGCCTACAATGCTTATATGGCATTCAAGGTTGGTCAGTATCTAACGAAGGACAACGCTTTGCTAGATGATAAGCTGACAGACATGGAGGGTATCTTTATTGCTCTTGGTGTTCCTTTAGAAGCTCACTCTGCTGCGTTCTCTTATGGGAACATGGCAAAACTTGAGAAGGTCTTCTTGTCTAGCACAATTAAGAAGGTACAGAAAGAATGGAACAACGCAAACTCTATGATGCAGCGTGGGGATTATGGTGGTGCACATCAAACCATTCAGAACATAGCTTTGATACAACACAGCTTATCACCACATGAGCAGCTTGTTGTAGACACAGAAGTTCGTCGTAGTGGGGGAACAATCGTGGACAATCTGTCCATTAGAATCTTACAGCACGAGTCAACTCGTGACATTAATAAAGAGGAATAAGTAATGGCTGGATTCGCTCCACAACTAAACGGCGGTGTTGGTTTCGTACAAGCACAAGGTGGTGATGCAGGGGGGCTGGGCGTATTGTCCAGTCTCTCAAGCATGTTACCATCAGGAGGCAAGCCAGCAGGACGTGCGCCCTCTGAGGATGAACGTAATGCTGCTTTGTGGCAGGACATGTACCCTGACAAAAGCCTTGCAGATGCAGATATGGGCGACCTTCGTAGATTTGGTGCACGTAACCCATCTGCTTCTGATTGGGCTGGGGGTACTGCTGAGAGTTTACGCAACGAGAACCTAGCAGAGGAAGACCTTAAAGTTTCAATTGAAGAGAAGAATCGCACTAACTGGCTGACTTCTCCTTCTGGTGCATTAGCGACGAATACTGCTGCTTCTATCGAAAATGAAGGCAAACGTGCGGTGTACTTAGCTGAACAAAAAGCTGGTTGGCTGGGCCGTCAGGTTAAAGCACAGCAACTGGTTGAGGAAAAACAGCAGTATGGTATGAATGCTGAGCGTCGTAATGAGATGTGGACACTCGAAGGCTCCAACATGAAGGGTGGCGCTGATACAGTTGCTACTGCTATGACTGATGCTGTTGAGTCCATGATGCTAAACCCATCTGCTACCATCAACTTGGACGACACAGGTATCACTGCTGCTATACCACAACTAGCTGGTACTGTACTTACTCGTGATAATGCTGCTATTGTTATGGGAGATTTCCGCGCTGCTTACATGGACATGCAGACAGGTCGTATTGCTGGTGCTTATGGTGTTACTAAGGGTGAACTAGGTCAAATGCCTGACGCTGTTAGGAACCAAGTGTTTGGTAAGTTTGACTCTACGCTTACTTGGTTGACTAAAGAAGTTGACCCTGCACAGATCAAGAAGCGCCTAGACAACGAAGCATACTTGGGTATGATTGAAGCTGGTGTCCCTCTTGATAAGATCAATGCTATTAGCCTAGCTGCTAAAGGAAATCCGGGGCTTGCTGCTGCTGTCACTGCTTCTTTGGTTGGTGATGTTGGTGCTGTAATGCAAGCCTATGAGGGTGGTAACTTTGACGGTGCAATACAGGCCGCTAAGAACCTATCTAAGCAAGAGCGTGACCGTTCATTCGCAGGTTTCTCTGAGCTTGCTAAAGTCTGGGGTGGTACATCATCTGCTGGTGAAGTATATGCTGAAGTCCCAGAGACTCTGAGGGGCGTTGGTTTTGCTTCTGCTACTATGGCTGCATTTACTGTAGCTCAAGTTGAGTCTGGTGACACACCACTAGTACTTGGTAAAAACTGGTACAAGCAGAACGTTGAGAGCCAAGGACAAGCCTATGCACTAGCTGCAAAGCATGACCCTAACTTTGAACCAACTATGGTTAAGAACCTAACTAGCGATCTAGCAACTAACGTAGAGATGCTTAGAACTGAGGCTTCAAAGCAGGGTTTTGTCCCTACTATGGACCAAGGTAACATTGTGCTCGTACATGGTGGACCAACACACACACAGAAGATGGCAGCATTCGAGGCTGCTATAGCTACCTCTAAGGAAAAAGACCCTGCTGGTGTAGCTGGTATTGAAGCAAACCGTGATGCCTATCTTGCTGAGAAACCAACAGCTATGAACCTTGATATAGGTGAAAAGAGTGTTGATGCTCTTGGTGATGTAGTCTATAAGTTTAATGCTCTTAAGAACCTTGGTAACATTGGCTCTCAGGTGCGTGACCTTACTACAGCCGACTTCAACCTTGTAGATGCTGAAGATGAAGCAATCGCTGCTGAGACAATGGCTGCACTAAGTAATGGTGAGGCTACAACATCTAACGGACGTATCGCTGAGGCTGTTGGTGTAGACTTTGGTAGCATTGAGCAAGAGTATGGCTTACCTGAAGGATTCCTTGAGCGTACTGCTCAGATCGAATCTGGTGGCAACCCTGCTGCTAAGAACCCTAACTCCAGCGCTGGTGGTCTATTCCAACAGATCGACGCTAACGCTAAAGAGTTTGGTGTAACTGATAGGTTCAATCCAGAACAGTCAACTGTAGGCGCTGCTAAGTTTGCTAAACAGAACGCTGCTAGACTCCGTAAGGTACTCGGACGTGAACCAACAGGCGCTGAACTTTATCTAGCTCACCAACAAGGTGGTGCTGGTGCTGCTAGGCTCCTAAGTGACCCTGATCGTCCTGTGAACACACTTCTGTCAGATGACGCTATTACCCTTAACGGTGGTAGCTTAGATATGACTGCTGGTGAGTTTGCTGACCTTTGGATTAACAAGTGGAACAATGGTGGTGGTGGACGACCAACTAACTCCACTCAAACTACACCACCTGCAACACCTAGTGATGTAGCACCAGAAGCTACTACCAGCCTTGGTGTACAACCTTCAGCCCCTGCTTCTGGAGCTGGTGCATTTGTACAGACACCAACAGGTGAGGGTGAGAACCTTCGTACTGATCGTACTGGTGGTGAAGCGTTTAAGGCATCTGCTGCAACTCAAGACCTAGCACCAGTTAGTAGTGAGGTCTCTGAGAACCTACTCTCTCTCGCAAGTAATGCTTCCGCAGTGCATGGTGAAGGTTCTGCCACAACTAAGAAAATCAATGCTCTAATTAAGACTGTTGATAGTGGTGGTAAGGTTAAGGCTTCTGACGTAACTAAGTTAATCAAAGAGACTAAGGCTCTCCCACGCACACCTGCGCGTCAAGAGCTTCTAGCTGACTTGTATGAGATGCGTGATGAGGCTGATGACTAATGGAAAAGTTTATCCAAGCTATTCTAAGCCTCCTACAGAGCATCCTTAGTGGTTTAGCTACATCCACTACTAAAAAGAACGGAGGGGCCTCACAGGGCCTCTCTGGGACTCCTACGGGCATTAAGAACGTAGAGCTAATCAAAGAGTCTGAGGGCCTACGCCTAAAGGCATATCTACCAACACCCAACGATGTCTATACAATCGGCTATGGTCACACTAAGACTGCTGAGAAGGGTATGGTCATTACACTAGCGGGTGCTGATGCACTACTACTACACGACCTTGCTTGGGTGGAGACTGCAATCGACACGTATGTCCAAGTACCACTAAACCAAAACCAATATGATGCTCTATCCTCCTTCATCTATAATGTTGGTGGCACAGCATTCCGCAAGTCTACCTTGCTAAAAAAACTAAATAAAAAAGACTATAACGGTGCTGCCAATGAACTTCTTCGTTGGGATAAGCAGAAGGGTAAGGTTCTCCGTGGGCTTACTAAACGCCGTCAACTTGAGAAGGACTTGTTTCTGTCATGAGCACACCCGAGCTACAATACATTAAGAAAGAGCTTGATGACCTAGCGGCTGACATCTCTGAAATCAGGGCCACTCAAGCTAGGTATATTGAAGAGCACCACGGACTAGAGAAAAGCATTGTAGAGATGCGTAGTGATATTACACACATCAAGTCTTCTCAAGATAGCCTCAACACCAACCTCAATAAACTAATGTTCATCATTGGTGGTGGTTTTGTTGTAGCATTCGTTAGTTGGGTCATTAAGGGAGGATTAGCGTGAGTATCAACACTAAGACATTCAAGCGGGAACTAGCATTGATGATGCTTGTGTTCCTTGGGGGACTAGCCTTTTGGGGCAATGTACAGATGGTAGAACTCTTCATCACCCCAATCTTCGCCTTCGTTACTATAGCCTTTGGGTTAGATGCATATGCAAAACAGATAGCAGGAGGTAAGTGATGTGGTTACTAGGGTTTGTTGGGTCAAAGTTGGGACGCCTTGTGGCGCTTGCTTTGGCTGCTGGGGCCTCGATCCTGCTAGTATTCAAAGCAGGTCAACGGGACCAGAAGAAACAACAGCAAGTCGATGGCTTGAAAGAGTACAAGAAAAACATGGAGGCAATTGATGAAGTTGATGTCAACACTGATCTTGATAGCGCTACTAAGCGGCTGTCTAAAAACGGTGGACTACGGGATTGACGCTATATGCAGCATCGAACCCCCTACAGTATCACGTAATGATACACCACAAACTATAATTGAAGTAGATAACTTCAGAGCTAAATGGGAGGCTATCTGTAATGCCAGCTAAAAAGCGGGACTACAAGAAAGAGTATGCCAACTACCAAGGCAAGCCAGAACAGAAGAAGCGTAGAGCTTCACGTAATGCTGCTAGAGCGGCTATGGTTAAGGCTGGTAAGGCTAAGAAGGGTGATGGTAAGGATGTTGCACATAAGAATGGTAATCCAAAGGATAACCGTAAGAGCAACCTGAAGTCACAAGCTAAGTCTAAGAACAGATCATATGCCCGTACCAAGAGTGCTGGTAAGAAAAACCCAAAGGATTAAGGTATGATATTCTTCCCAACAACAGATGAAGACTTCCAGTACTTCCGTAGCCAAGGTTATGCTGGTTCCATTAACGATATGCACTACAAGGCTTTAGGTGACTTGAACCACACAGGTGCTTTGAGTGACCGTACCCGCTCGTTCCTAGTTTCTGAATATGGTAGCTTCCACGAGACTATGAGAGACTTACGCAATACCACTGCTTCGTTTGTAGCCTTGCGCTATGGTGTTGGTGCTATTCAGCCTGAGTTTGTTTTAGACTTTGGTGAAGAGTACTACCGTGTAGATGGCCTTAAGACTGCGCTTTCTGATACTGTTACTCACAGCCGTGCATCCAATGCCACTATGGTAAATAGCTCTGGTACTCTTGTAACGGTAGGTAACAACGTCCCACGCACAGGCCACCACATCTATGATGGCTATGAGTGGGTTAACGAAGGCATCCTTCATGAGAGTGCTGCGGCGATTAACTTGCTGTTGAACTCTGGTACGCTTTCTACTCAAAGTGCTACTGTGGCTGCTGCACCCAACACCCTTAGTTTCACAGGGACAGGCACAGTTACCCTGACTGGAGTATCTACCGATGGACCTTTAGTCGGCACAGGCACTGGTGAGAACAATAGAGTTAATCTGACATTCACC